AATGCCTCCTAATACTGCAGGAAGCATTGCCTCACTCCATCACAAACAGTTTGTTGGCAACAACTTGAGGCTGAGCTTGGTTCAGGAGGCGCCAGGCTTGCGCAGGATCTACATCCATTTGTTGCTTGAAGTTACCCCAGAAGTTTTCAGGTTGCTGAGGAGCGGAAGCAGCAGGCGGTGCAGGGAACTGTCCCATGTAGTTCTGGATTGATTCTGTGGGATAACCACGGGTTTCCAGTTGAGACTCATCCTCATACACAGGGTATGGGCCTTCAGGACCAAAGAACTTCAGTGTGTAATCACTGAGAACATCGGGGTTGGTCAGAATCTCGTTGTAGGCCAGATTTTCTTGGTGTTCAGTAACCGAGAAGTTGGCATAACGTTGAAGAGTCTCTTGTGCTTTGCCGCCCCAGGCGACAGCACTGTCAAGCATATCTTCAAGTTGAAGCGCGTAATTATTTAGAATTGCGGGAGCCTCGACCCCGTACGCGTCGACCACGTGACGTGTCTCCGGACTCCACTCGAGGAGATTCGCCACGTCCTCCAAGGATTGAACCGAGTAGGTTTGGGAAGAGCTGGGCGAGGAGGTCTGGTTGGGTGACCAGGTCTGCGGAGCCGATTGTTGCGTAGCTGGGTTGCTGTACTGCTGGCCGTAATTGGCTGGAGCGTACTGAGTCGTCTGCGATGGTTGACCCTGGAACGGGGATTGAACTGGACTGCTCAGCAGCCCCACTACTTTGTTGAACGCCGATTCCCATGGATTGCTGTTCGCTTCCTGTGGGGATTGGGGGGCGTATTGCGTAGGGGCTGATTGGTAACTGGGGGCCGCCTGTGGAATCGCTTGGGGGTAGCTGGTACCCACCTGATACTGAATCGGAGTTCCCACCGGAGCCTGAGGTGCCGGAGCTTGGGCTGGTACCACGTAGCTGCTTGGAGCCACCGCCGCTGGTGCTTGGCTCGTCTGTGGGATCGATTGGACGGTAGCGTCCTGCATAACTCATCTCCTTTTGTAGAGCTTCTAAAGTTCGATACAGATATGGCGTTAAATCCAATCTTGGATCCGCAGCCATCGGAAGATCCGGTGCTTGCGGGTGGGGAGTCTGCATCATGCCCCCCACTAGGCTAGCAAACTTAGAGTATGCACCCTGTAGTTCGTTAACCATTCTGAATGGGAACCCAGATAACATCTCGGCCCTTTCCTCATCCGTCTTAGACGGGAAGAGGTATTTCAGTGCTTCAATGCTATCAACACCTAACTCCTGTAGGTTTCGTACCACGATGGAGTTGTTGAGAATATCTTGGGTAGAGTCCTCATAAACAGGTCCCATCCAACGCCATAAAATACTTACATCACCATCAGGAATAAGGCCCATAACTTTGGGTGGAATCTGTTGAGTTTCCACGCAAGCCATCATAAGACGCTTGAGCATCTCATTGTATTGTTTCATTGCGTCTTCATAAGCAGCTTCCTCTTCTGGAGAAGCACCATCAGGTAGATCCACAGGCTTCTCAAGTCCTGCCGCCATCGCAAGTGTAGCTTTGAAAAGTTGTTCTTCTTGGTAAATAACTAGTTCTAAACAACGGCAGATGCCATGGGTATAAATAGCATTTGCTTTCTTTTTCGATGTCGCGGCAACGCGGCCAAAGAGTGATTTATATTCAGTTGCTGTAACACCTGCGGAAATTGACAATTCATCAACACCGCCTAAAGCAGTGCGTATTTCTTCGCGATATTGACGAGCAAAAGCATTCTGGTCGCCTGTAATTGCGTCGGGGACAATGTAACCAACACGGTCATTTGGTTCCAGGTTTGCAATCACCCGTGGAACACGAATTTGACCATCTACACCACGACTAACTGGATCAGACTTGAACGTAGATCTACTCAATGCTGCAGGACTTGTAAAGCCTGAGTTTGCGGCGATAGATGGACGTTGTACCGTCATATCCCCACCTGCTTCCATAAGGTCTGTCTTGGGACGAGACGAAAGAAGAGTTGGGTTACCAAAGAAGGTAATATTTTTGCGCATCGTACGCATCAAATCATCGTGCGTGCAAATGTGATTAGCCATCGCATCAAATTCACCTGCGCCTTCATTTGAAAAGCCCTGTGTGTTATTGATGATTTCAACACATGGAATAAAACCAAGACTGTTTTTCAGTTGTTTTGTATTGCCCGTCAATGCATAAGTGGGCATATCAAAATTTAATTCAGAATCTGAATGAGTCTCTTCAATTTCTTTTGCCTTAATTGAAAGGCGAATGTAGCGTTTAGCTCCAGGGTTGTACGTGCTTTGCGCTCCTGTAATATTCACAGTATTGATTTGATCACCGAAGCCATTGCCTCGGCGTACTTTATAGCTATAGATGATTACAACTTCGTCAAGCTCGCCGTCAACATTGTAGTAAGAACGATATTCATGCTCACGGAAGTAATAAAGCCTGTAGCTTTGCTTGGTAGGACGAATGTAAAAAAGCCCTTTACCATCACACAAGAAGTACTCCCAGATGGAATCAAGACGGGTATCCATCTTGTTGTACTTCAGCACCCTATCGATAAAGTCTTTGCGTTGAGCTCCAAAATTATCTTGACCTGGGAAAAATTCAACCCCTTGGCGAATACCAAAGAGTTTCATCTGCGCAATATGTGACGCAACAATGCCCGTATCTACAACGATATCACTGTCCTTATCAAGGTAAGAATTGATAATTTCTTGAAGACGGGCTTTAGCGTCAGCCATTATTTGCGTTGTCTGTTAATTAAATGCTAGCAGGTTTTAAAAAGGACGCCGCTGCATGGGATAGGTTACAAATTGATTTGGGCCTACCTGCATTTGATCAGCGCCACGGATCCGTAAACGATTCTGCTCTTCTAGGCCTTCAAGTAGTCTTTCAAAACCACTAACATCCTGTGAATTATTTTGTGGTTGTTGAGCAATCAAACCACCTACATTGCCAATGCCTGCCCCTGGCAATTGAGGTCGAAGAGGAATATTGAACTGTTGTTGTTCATATTGTTGGGTATCTTTTCCAGGGAGAAGTGGTGTTCTGTTCCAAGGTTCTCCTCCTTGGATTTTAAAACGAGGGTCAAGAAGCGGATTGCTACCTGCAATATAACCCAAGTTCCCGCCTACCGGAATACCGCCTGTAATACTCATTTATCTAATTACCAATCCGTTTATTCTAGCTTTACTAAGACTATTCAAAACCGACATTAATATAGCGATCCAAAAAAGCTTGTGGATTGCCGCGTGCACTTTCTAGCCAATCTAAATAGCTTTGTACTTTATTTTTGTCATACGCTTCCTCCACTGCCTTATCTCCTATACGTGGGGCTTTAGCAGGCTCTTTGCTACTAAAGAAAGATTGAAAACGATCACGATCCCAGTCGCGTACATCACCTTGATCAGCATATTGGCCAGAAACGCCGCCAACTTTTCCATACTTCGTCCGATAAGGTCGATAACTGCCAGCGACACTCGGCTCGCTGGCGTAAAGATCTTGAAACGCCTTCTCACCTATTTTGTAACCACCTCTTTCAATTCCTGATCTAATATCTTGATCACTCATGCCCCCGGCACGAGCACGCTCTAAAGCCGCTGCACCAAAAGAACCGTAGTTCTGTTTATTAAAATCTTCCAGAGCTGTTATCTGCTGTTCGTAATCTCTGTTGGACGCAACAGCTTCTTGTAAGTCAAAACGTTGTGGCGCAGGTGCTGACCAAGATAATGCTTTTTGTCCTACCGCAACACCAGAAGATTGAGCGCGTGCAAGCTCGGCCTGAATATCACGTGCTGTATGACCGGAAGCAAGAGCGCGATCGATATCTGCACGTCCAATACCGCCACTTTTATTGGTATCTAGCCAAGACATAACAAAGCTATAAATCTATTTTTACAGTCTACTCTTCTATAACCTCGTAGCCGGCAGCGTCATTGACCTTGGAGATGATGATGCCAGTGCCACGGACATCCCAATTGAGGACATCACCTTCTTCCCAGCCCAACTCTTCGGTTACCTCATCAGGAAGAACGATGAACTGATCTCCGTTCTCGTCCTCTTGTACTTCAAGGATGTAACTCATTTTGCTTCAAGTAATTTCTCAACTAGCTTATCAAGTTTTGCGTTAATCTGATTGAAGTTATCATGCATCTGCTGTATCTCTCTTAAAAAATCGACCTTAAGAACATACTCGATAGGTAGACGTTTCAGGTCATCTTCCAAAATGTCAATCCTACGCTTCTGTGACCCAATATAATTGAAGGCTTGTTGGATCTGATCATTTTGTCTTCCCAAGATTTTACCGGCGACCCAACTGCCTCCCGTAATAGCTGATACAATGGCAGTCAAGCCAATAGCAATGTATTCTGGACCCACGACTTCGGATTGACTTTTTTCTAATTCTAAGGTTTAGTAATCGAGCTGAAGCTTACCTTTCCGCATTAGTCCATTGATAACCCAGACGAGTGCATCAACGCAGTCGTCATGGCTGCTGACACCAAAATTGGTCAGCTCTTCAAACATAGCAGTGAAGTTACGATAACGATTAAAGATAATCTTGCGGTCCTCAAAAAGACCCATGCAACCCCGGAAGCGAGCCAGTTTATCTGCGCGGAAACCTTTGACGGGATGCCAATTTAAATTGTAAAGATTTTCATTTTGAAGACACACTCGCTTAAAGTCTGATTCCAAGGAGGCCTGGTACTGAACAGCTTCTGAGTAGATGTCGCACGTGGAGAAGGTCGGAAAGTAATTGCCGTTTTCATCATTACCAATAATTGACCAATCATTAAGCAATTCTTTAAGTGCATCTAGTTTTTCGAGATTACCCATGACGCGTAGACGACGATAATCAATGACATGAATTTGATCACCAATTCGACCGGCCAAAGTCATGACAGTGTAATCATTTTTCTCCTTAGTACCAGCGGAGAGGTCAACCCCGACAGCAAGCGTATCGAACTCAGTTGCAATCTCAGCTTTAACAATCAGTTCAGGCGCAAGAGATAACTCATTTTGCCTAATGACTTGGTTCATGTACTGGAAAGAGAAAGCAATTGGTGCTTGCCTTTTCTTTTCTTTTAAATAATCCAGCGACCACATCTCTGGCCAGTATGAAACTTCATCCCCTGTCTTGGGATCATTGAGAATAGCGGACAGTACAATTTGTAACCAATTGTTTTGTGAATTGAATGTTGTGGAATGAATGTCATCATGGCGAAAGCGCGTACCAAGGCAAATAGCCCGTGCACCCTCAAACATCGTTGGTGCAATCACAGCATTCCAGTTATCCTGCATCTGTTTACGGATGTCTGGATTTGAGATGTCTGCGGCAGATTTAATAGCGTCATCAATGATGACCAGGTGCGAACGCTTGGATGTCACCGAGCCCTTAAGTCCTGCAGCACAGAGCGTGAATTGTTCTTCACCTGTGGTGTCAATACCTGCAAACTTGTGGTCAATAGACCAGTACTCATTACTAGTTACGTTCTTTAGAAGACGTACGGTTGGAAAAACTTCTTGATATCGCTTGCTTTCAATGATGCGTTTGATGGTTGCTGATTTAGACCTTGCGATATCAACTGTATAAGACAAGTAAAGAATCTGCAGGGGCTGTTTGGCCATCGTGTGAATGCCAATTGCCCATGCTGTAAACAAGCCAAGGACTGTACTTTTGGCTGAGCCCCTGGGTGCCAGGAGATCAACATTAGGTCCTGCAATCTTTAATAGGCAGCTACTGTCCTGCTCTGTGACAAAGTGTCGATGCCATTCCTTGTGATGCTGGGCCGGAGGCTTGTCTGCTACGTATTCACAAAAGAACCCAAAATCATCCCTTGCTTTCTCCAGGGATTCAAGATTTCGTGGGACGCGTATTTGTTGCCTGCGGGCAGCAGCTTGTGCATTACGTCGATACGCAAGATGTTGATAAGCAGGCACGGTGGGTATTGTTCAGTGTATTACTGAATACTACCTCATTCGTCGTCCTTCTTGCTCTTCTTTTGTTCTTTGTACTTGCGAGCCTTGTCCAGTGCCGCTTTCCTCTTCTCTTTGTCGGTCATATCGCTGCCGTCCTCGTTCTTGGCTTCCTTCTTCTTGAAATGCTCCAAGAGTTGGGGCGGCATCTTGTTTTTGCTCATTTTCTTTTTTTTGCATTAAAGCATTCATAACCTCTTGCCCTTCAGAAACTTTTTGGGCTAAAGGTGTTGGACGACGTACACCGGAGAAACTTTCGCGGTTCTTTTGAAGTTTGCGAACAACATCAGACATGCGTCCTGCAATATCTTCACCAAATACAGGTGGCTGTGGTGGTGGTTTCTGCATGGTACAAGTCTAAGTTATCTATTCTTCCATTTGCATGTGAGACCAAACACTCATCGCAGCTTCTTCCAGGGGGACTTCAATGGGGTCATCCTTGAAAATAGTTAATAATTCACGTATGGCGCGATCAGCACCAGCCATTAATAAACCTTTGCGATCTCTATTGGTTGTAAAGAGTTCTACCTGGGCAATAGTCCCACGGAGTTCTTTTTGCATTGATGCAATACGTGCAACGCCTGAATCACGTTTAACAATACCATTGTCTACATCTTCCCGAAGTTTTCTAATATCTTCCTGCATCTCCTCGATTTCACGAAGGAGAACATATCGATGATCAGGCTTAGGATAGGTTTGTCTTAGCCACAGGGAGCAGCCTGCAATACTACCGTTATAACGCAAAAAACGTGCGTAAAGATAGCACTCAATCACAGAGAAATTTTCTGAGCAAAATGCCCTGAAAGATTCTTCGGTTGGAGCATCGAGATTATCGACCCATTGGTCAAAGATCTCAATATCGATAAGCTCTTTGCGACTGGGCGTAATCGCGGGCTTCGTCGCTTTCACCGAAACGCTGCGCTTGCTCTGCGCTTGCTCTTTGCTCTGCACCTGATTTTCCAATAGAAGCTCGTTCTTGCTCACCTGCTTCCTTCATCTTTTCTTTAGAAGATCCAACGGAAACATCCTGGAAGATTTTAACAGCGGACGCGGCTTTACGTGCTTTGTCTTCGTCAAATAACAAATCATAGGGATCCGGATTTTCCGGGTTTTCCCAATAGAAATCTTCTTCGTTCATGTTTATGCTTCCTGTTTGTCTTCCTTACCGAAGGGATCTTGGCTTTCAGCTTTAGATGGTGTACGTTCTTTTTCGATCTTATTCTTAGCGTAACGATAAGCTACGTCAGCAGCTTGACGGTAACGACCAAGGTCAAAACTCTCACTTGATTCAGAGTTATCCTGGGCCATTACCGCTGCCATAAATCAAGATCAGAAGTTGCCCATCATGCCGGCAAGGCCTGCAGCAAAGGTATCACGTTGACGTGCACGGTTGCCCTGGGCAGCCTGACGCATCTTGGAGCCTTCAAGACGACTAATCAAGGTATCGAAATCTTGAAGCTCAGCACGAGACATGCCACCGCCGTACTCACGGGCAAGCATTTCATCTTCGAGCTGCTTGGCTTCCGTACCGGTCATGCCCAGCTTTTTAAGCCTGCCTTCAGTAGGGCGAGAGCGACCGGGTTGATTAACAGAATAGGTCATGTGACAGTTTCAAAAAACTCTACAATTATTTTAGTATATTCAACTTAGAAATTGAACATACTAGTGACGTTGCGTACCATTTCAGTACCACGTTCAATATTAGCAATGTTTTTATAGCCAGCGTTTACGATTTTTTGTAGATCAAGCTTGCCTTGTGATTCCGCTTGTACGAGTGGAATACGATTATCTACTTCATATTTTATGCGTTCTGTTTCGGCTGCTTGCCGAATATTCTCCATCGCTTTTTGTGTGTCCCAGCCGTAGTTGGAAATCTGGGAACGCGTCTGAAGCTCTGCCCCTTGCATGCTAGCGGCATACTCGGGGTTAGTAAAATAGAAATCATCAACAGAGGTGGCACCACCTGAATATCCACCTCCAGCTGAAGAAGAAGAAGAAGAAGGGGATGGACTTGCGGGAGCAGGTGTGGCTGGACGGGGAGTTGCACGCGCAACAACATTCTGTGCTGCAGAAGATACTTTTACGTCTTGATTAGATGCCTTATTTAAAACTTGGGCAACTGATTTACCTGTAGCGGCGGCAATATCTCGAATTTCACCGGCACCAAGTTTTTTGCCAATGTTAATTTTTTGGCCAGCAATTTTAATAGTGTTGTTTTTCTTTTTCTTGCCCATTTAAATACAACCTGTTAATTCAGTTTACTATGCACCAAGCATAGACCCAATAAGAGTCGATACATTAGCGGGATCTACTCTAAATAAACCCCGCTGGAGATTACCCTGCGCATCTCGACGCATTGGACCAAATTGACGTTCCCAATCCAAATCGTCTCCACTCTTAACAGCGCCAGGATTTGCAGAAAGGATACGAGTATTTAATAGGGCCTGGAAAGAAGAGGGATCTTTGGCTCCCATAGCTTTGGCGTAGTCGGTGACAAGTGACCACTCAGCTTTATTTATCGGCCGACCTAGGAAATCTTGATATGCAACATTAGCAATTGGACGATATGCTTTGTAATTAACATCTTTTGCGCTGTATTTACCTATTAAACTATCAGGCTTAAAATTTGTATACCCACGATAACCTGAGAGAAAACTAATAGCGTCACCAGGACTATCTTTGAAAAGACGCTTGGCCCTTTTTCTGACACGCTCTCTTTCTTTGCCAGGAAGCCTCCAAGCTCTAGATGGAAAATCTTCAGCAATCGAAAGACTTGTATGGTGGCCTTCACCAGGATCTCTATAGAATGACATGTTTATCTCCTCGATCTCTCTAGTTTAGGCTAATGAATTTTATGACAGGCGTGATGCCATTGCAGTTAGATACGGATCAAATTTTCCGGAAAGCATAAAGTCTTGTCTAAAATCTTGATTGCTCTTTTGCTGAAAAGCAGGGCTTTGCATGAAATTATGCCCTTCGCGAAGGGATGCCATTTGAGCAGCTCTTTCCCGATCACGAGAAATCATGTCATAGCCCCAGCCTCTAACAGTATATTTATCAGCTTCTTCCTGGACCTCACTCGCAGATGTCTACCCCATTAATCCGCCAGCAATTCCAGCAAGTCCTTGGATACCTGCCGATGCCGCCATCCATGGTCCTAAAGCCATTGAGCCTGCTCCTGTAGCTGCTGAAGTTGTTGCCGCCGAACCTGCGGCTGACATAGGTGCTCCACCCCCAAAAATATCAGGGAAAAATTGACTAATTGAGCCAGCACTACCTGCCATGATTTATTTTAACCGACAAAGCCGTAATAGTTAGGAATAGTGCCGCCTCTTGGTTGGGACTGCATTGCACGTGCAGCTATTTCAATTTTTTCTGGTGCATAACGTTGACGCTGCGCAAACGCATTACTGATTGCGGCAGGAACATCTTTGATCAACGAACCAAATAAGTTTGATTGCATTGCGAGTTGCTGTTGTTTTTCTGCCCTTCTTTGAAAGAATGGTTCCATGCGTTCCAGGTTTTGCATCATAATTTCTGGATCGGACGCCATCATTTGTTGTGCAAGATTAAAACCAAGCATTGGGG